TTGGTGCTCGTTAACCGCAAAGTTAGCGTAACCATGCAGGGTAGCAACTGACTCATTGCCCCAGGCAACAGCACTATCTAGCATCCCTTCAAGTTGAAGAGCGTAGTTATTTAGTACGGCGGGCGCTTCCTTTCCGAACGCGTCCAGGACTTGGCGTGTTTCGTTGCTTAGGTTGTAGTAATCCGCGATCGCCAGGTCCATTTCCCGTGCCTCCACCGCCGGTGAAGGCATTGAGGATGTTTGGGAATAGCTGGGCGATAAGCCCTGGCTGGGATATGAGGTCTGCATCCCCAATTGCGGCGAAGCTTGGGGGCTGCTGACTACCCCGTAGTTGGCCGGGGCGTACTGAGTCGTCGGTGTCGACGGTTGACCCTGGAAGGGGGATTGGACTGGAGCGCTCAGTAGGTTGACCACCTTGTTGAACGCCGACTCCCATGGGCTGTTGACCGGTGCTTCCTGAGAGGGCACCGAGTAGTTCGGTTGGGATTGGGGGGCGTACTGAGTAGGGGCGTATTGGTAGTTGGGGGTCGCCTGAGGTACCGCTTGGGGGTAGCTCATACCCACCTGATACGCCTGGGGCGCCGGCGCTTGCTGATAGCTGGGTGCTACCGCTTGCGTCGGAGTCGGAGCCGCCATCACGTAGCTGCTTGGTGCTACTGACGGTGCTTGGCTCGTCTGTGGGATCGATTGGACGGTAGCGTCCTGCATAACTCATCTCCTTTTGTAATGCTTCTAGGGTTCGATACAGATAAGGTGTTAGGTCCAGCCTTGGATCCGCAGCCATCGGAAGATCCGGTGACTCCGGGTGGGGGGTCTGCATCATTCCACCCACAAGGCGAGCAAATTGAGAAAATGCATTCTGCAATTCGCCTACCATCCTGAACGGGAAACCGCTTAACATAGCGGCTCGTTCCTCATCCGTTTTTGACGGAAAGAGGAACTTCAGTGCTTCAATGCTATCAACACCTAACTCCTGTAGGTTCCTTACAACAATAGAGTTGTTCAAAATGTCTTGCGTAGATTCCTCATACACAGGACCAGTCCAACGCCAAAGTACCGTAAGATCACCATCAGGAATTAAACCTGTAACACCTGGAGGAACAATTTTAGTTTCCATACAGGCCATCATGACTTGCTTGACTTTTTCATCAAACCCAGTCATAGCAGCTTTATATGCTTGATTTTCTTCTAGGGGAGCATCCTCAGGTGGTTCCACGGGCTCTTCAAAACCTGCAGCTTGCGCTAATGACGCCCTAAACAATCTTTCCTCTTGGAAAATAATTAATTCAAGACAACGTGAAATTCCGTAAGTATAAATAGCAGTTGCTTTTTTCTTTGATGTAGCAGCAACACGACCAAATAATGATTTGTATTCAGTTGCTGTTATGCCTGCTGAAATAGAAAGTTCGTCAATACCGCCAAGAGCAGTTCGGATTTCTTCTCGATAAGTACGTGCAAATGCGTTTTGGTCACCAGTAATAGCATCTGGAACAATGTAACCAACACGATCGTTTGGCTCCAAGTTTGCAATAATCCGCGGAACACGAATTTGCCCATCTACGCTGCTACGTCCAATAGGATCAGATTTAAACGTAGATCGGCTTAGTGCTCCCAAGCTACCAAAACCTGAGTTTGCTGCGATTGAAGGACGCTGAATTGTGGAGTCTGACCCCGATTCGATAAGGTCAGTCTTTGGCCTGGAAGACAGGAGTGTTGGGTTACCAAAGAACTGAACGTTTTTCCGCATGGTGCGGACTAACTCATCATGCGTGGTGATGTGTGACGCAAAAGCATCAAACTCACCTGTGCCTTCTGTAGAGAATCCTTTTGGATTGTTAAAGATTTCTACGCAAGGAATAAATCCAAGGGTGTTATCAAATGTTTTTGTTTTACCAAGAGAGGTATAGTTGGGCATATCAAAAGACATTTCGCCTTCTGAATGTGTTTCTTCAATGGTACGTCGTTTAATTGAAAGCCGGATGTAACGCTTTGCCCCCTGCGCACCAAGGGTTTGTGTGCCTGTGATATTGCTTACAGCAATGTTGTCACCAAAGCCATTACCCTTTCTAACTTTGTAGCTGTAAATAATTACGACTTCATCAAGCTGGCCGTCAACGTTGTAATAGCTGCGATATTCATGATTACGAAAATAATACATTCGGTAATTGGACTGAGTAGGACGAATGTAAAAAATTCCTTTTCCATCACAAAGTACATAGTCCCAAATTGAATCAAGCCTAGTATCTAACTGATTGTATTTAACAACTCGATCTATAAAATCTTTGCGTTGGTTACCAAAGTTATCCTGAGACGGAAAGAATTCAACACCCTGACGGATGCCAAACATTTTCATCTGAGATAGATGAGACCCAACGACCATGGTATCGACATGCGCCGATCCATCCTTCTCGACCGTTGCGTCAATAATTTCTTTTAATCTGGCTTTTGGGTCGACCGCCATTAACTATTAGCCCCTTTATCTTTCTGTATATTAGCAGTTTTACTGAGATTTTTTGTTTTATTTGTTATCAATAAAGTCCAGACCTTACAAACCCATCTGGAACTCGTGATTCTTTTATAGAAGGGTTTTGATAACGTGATTCCATATCCCGGTCAAGAAGAGCTTGGAAATTAGCTAAAGCCTTTGCGTCCACACCAGCATTGCCCATGGGTACTGAACCATTAAAAGCAAGTGGTACGCCTTGCGTTGGGAAAGCGGGTTGGCCTTGATAGTCAGATGGAAGCATGGGACGCACGGGAATTTCTTCTATTCCACCACCAGGGCGATAACCTGGTTGCCTAAATGCTCCGCCACGATTTAGTTGCCCTGGTAAAGGTAGCTGAATACCGGCAACATTACCGTAAGGATTATTAATTGCCATGCCTAGAAGGTTACCGCCTGCCCCTGGGACATTTTGTTCGCCTAAAACGGTTTGCGGGCCTGAATGAAACATTTAATTTATTCCGTTGTTTTTATTTTACTCTTCTATAACCTCATACCCAGCACTGTCGTTAAGCTTGCTTAGGATAACACCATTTCCTTTAAGTTTCCATTCCAAGACATCTCCGTCTTGCCAACCAAGAGTTTCGATGATGTCCTCTGGGAAAATAATAAACGATTCTCCGTTATCATCTTCTTGTACTTCTAGGATGTAGCTCATTTTGTCAAAAGCTTTTCAACAAGTTTATCAAGCTTCATGTTGATCTGTTTAAAATTGTCATGCATTTCTTTAATTTCCCTTAGGAAGTCTACTTTTAAAACGTAGTCAAGTGGTAGTCTATTCACTTTTTCCTCCAGGTTATCAAGTTTTCTTTCTTGATTTTCTACTGCAATGTCAATTTGGCGGGCACGTTCCGAAAAACGACCTACAATTTTATTGGCGGTCCAGCTGCCGCCGGATACGCCAGAAATAATAAGTGTTATGAGCAAAGCTAAATACTCTGGTCCCACAGCTAAAACTCTTTTCTTTATTCTAAGCTTTAGTAATCAAGGTGAAGATCTCCTTTCCTTGCTAATCCTGTAACTAACCAAACAAGAGCATCGACACAATCATCATGCCCACTTACGCCGAAGTTTGTGAGTTCCTCGAAGAGATTAGTAAAGTTCCTAAAACGGTTAAAGATGATTTTTCGATCTTCAAACATGCCAATAATGCCACGGAATCGTGCAAGCTTATCTGCACGGAACCCTTTGACTGGGTGCCAAATCAAGTTATAGAGACCTTCACCATTCAAACAAACCCGCTTAAAGTCTGCTTCTAGAGAGGCCTGGTACTGAACAGCTTCTGACCAAACGTCGCATGTTGAGTATGTAGGGAAATAATTCCCATTGGAATCCATGCCAACAATTGACCAGTCATTTAACAATTCTTTTAAGGCATCTAGTTTTTCTAAGTTGCCCATGACGCGAATGCGTCTGTAATCAATGATGTGTATTACATCTCCAATTCGTCCACCAAGGACAAATACCGTGTAGTCATTTTTCTCTTTAATGCCAGCAGAAAGGTCCACACCAATTCCCAAGGCATCAAACTCTGTTGCAATTTCCGCCTTGACAATAAGTTCTGGCGCCAGTGATAGTTCATTTTGCCTGACAATTTGATTCATGTATTGAAACGAAAAAGCAATTGGTGCCTGTCGTTTCTTTTCTTTGAGATAATCTAGCGGCCACTGAGATGGCCAATAGGAAAGTTCTTCTCCTGTTTTGGGATCATTTTGAATTGCAGAGAGGATGATCTGTGTCCAATTGTTCTGTTCATTAAATGTTGTTGCATGGATATCGTCATGTCTAAATCTGGTACCAAGACAAATTGCGCGAGCACCTTCGAACATAGTGGGAGAAATCACTGCGTTCCAGTTGTCCTGCATTGTTTTACGAATGTCAGGATTACTGATGTCCGCAGAAGATTTGATGGGGTCATCAATACATACCAAGTGTGAACGTTTGGATGTAACTGAACCTTTAAGGCCCGCAGCACATAAGGTAAATTGTTCGTCACCAGTGGTATCAATACCTGCAAAGCGGTGGTCAATAGACCAATACTCATTGCTGGTTACGTTCTTTAGCAGTCGAACCGTTGGGAATACTTCTTGATATCGTTTGCTTTCAATGATTCGTTTAATGGTTGCTGACTTAGATCGTGCAATATCTACCGTATAAGAAAGATAAAGAATCTGTAGTGGTTTCTTGGCAGTGGTGTGTACACCAATTGCCCATGCCGTAAACAAACCTAAGATTGTGCTTTTGGCTGAACCCCTGGGAGCAAGCAAATCAATATTTGGTCCGCCTATTTTTATAAGGCAAGAGCTATCGTTATTTGTTACAAAATGTTTATGCCAATCTTTGTGGTGTTCGGCGGGAGGCTTATCGGCTACATACTCACAAAAATAACCAAAATCATCACGTGCTTTTTCAATCTGCTCAATATTTTTTACTTCTTTAATTTGATGATTTTTTGCTACTGCACGCGCATTCCTACGATAGGCAAGGTGAAGGTAGGAGGGCATGAATAGGTTTTAGGCAGTAGCTGAATACTAACCTATTTCTTAGCTTTCTGTTCTTTATATTTGCGTGCTTTTTCCAAGGCGGCCTTGTGCTTTTCCTTGTCGTTCATATCAGTACCATCTTCTTTCTTTGCTTCCTTCTTTGTGAAGTGCGAAAGAAGTTCTGGTGGCATCTTAGAGTTAGCCATTAACCAAACGAACGATTTGAGTATCCAGCGCCCATGTTAATGCCCTGTGGCGGCTGTTGGCCTGGCTTAGGACGCCTTGTACCTTGCGAGAAGTTACCGGGGCCTTGTGGAGGATTTCCAGTAGGGGGTCCACCAGGGGGTCGTTGACCTGGACGAGGTGCTTCTTGCGGTGTTGCGCTGCCGTCACCACCAAACATTGCTGTGTAATTTGGTTGTGGCATAGAAGATGAAGGAGTATTCTGTTGTGGTTGAGTGCCTCCTTGGGGAGCATGCCTTGACATGTAGTTGTTGTATGCATCCAAGGAAGTGTCTCCACCTCCAGGGCGATTGGGGGGTTGACCAGGTTGCGCTAGGG